TGCTGTAGAACTTTAAGTTCATTTTCCCGTTTGGCTGCTTGTGACTGCCAGTATTCAAATCTCTTCTCGTCATTTTTGGCCTCATAAACCGGCTCTGACTGAGTGGTTTCCGCTGGAGCCTCAGGTGTCACTTCTGGAGTGGCTGGGGCGCTAGTTCCTTCTTCATTACTTAAAAAAGCATCAGTAATGGTAAGATTATTGTCTGCGGAGCCTTCTGTAACTGGAGCACCAAATGCTTTTGTTTCTACATCAAGTGCTGTATTAGCTGTTTGAGGGGTATCCTGATTCATTTCTTCCATTGTTTATTTTCCTTTACTGTCACTGCCCTTGCCTCCAGGGGTAAGTGAAATTTCCTTTAAACGTGACGCAATATCACGCTTTTCAGAGGCTAAAGTATCATCGAGACGTTTGCTGAATAATGTTCCTGCAGCTTTCGCTTTATTAGAAACTCCGTCCAGGTCACCTTTAAATTTCTCGACTTCAACTTTCTTGCGAAGATTAACGGCTTCTCTATCGCGAGTTTGTAAATCGCCTTTAAGCCCTTTAATCTGTTCCTGAGCCTGTTCAAGTGCAGCTTGCAATTGAGCAATCTCATCCTGACGTTGCATAACTCCTTCGATATCAAAGACTTCAGTCTTTTTAAGAACTTCGACTCTATCAATGAGACCTTTTTGATATGCATCCATATAGAACTCAAGTTCAGCGTATCTATTGGTAGGTAGGGTACTACCTGATATATATACTACATCATATAGGCCTACCGTAATATCATTAAATACTTCAATCTCTCCAGTCTTATCGTCAACAAGTCGTTTATTAACAACATAGTCAGATAGAGAATTGTTTGGCTGAACCACTCTAAATACTTTTTCACCAGTGTATAACTGCTGCATCATAGGTATAGCTATTTGAGCAACTCTCGTTAAAGCTGCTTCAACATCTGCTAACTTTGATTTAATTTTTCTTTGACCAAACTCATCTAAAGATATTGTAGCTTTATATGTTTGAGGGGCAACTGAAGAATTACCCATCATCATCTCATATAAACCTAATTGATGGTCAATATCATTTTTAGCTGTTTGCTCATTACTGTATAGCTCATTAGGTAAAGGGCTAGGCTGTACTGTAACAGGAGCCCCGTCTGTAGGGTCATAAGGTATTGCAACACCTGGTTGTGCCCATTTTTCCTCAAAATCAGACATATCTACAGAACCTTCAGGAACAAGTATCTTAGTGTTAGTACTTGTTGTAGCATGAGCTATAATTAAGGAGCGAGTCTTATTAATATACTCTTGCATACCCTTAACCATGCGTACGTCAGAAGTAGGGTAAGGAGTTCTAGTATGCATATTTACCATTGGAACAATTGGGTATTTATCTAGAGGAAGTATTCGAGAATACAGATAAGTGTCACCCATAATAGCACACATTTTAACTCGCTCAACGGTGATTTTTACCACCTGAATAATTTTTTTATTAACTAAATCAGCAAAACTAACCTGCTCTATAGGTAGTTCTGGCATAGGGGCTGATAACGCTGTATTTGGGTCTTGACCCATTTCAACTGCTTGAGAAGCCTGCATAGCTTGTTGCTGTTGATATTGCATTTGCATTTGCTGTATCAACTGTTCTACTTGCTTTTCATCAGTTAATATTTGCTGGCCATTCACTATCCATGCTGGCTGAGCAAGATATGCCGACCATTCCGAATCATCTAAAAGCTTTTCATCTCCTGAAAATTGCTCAAAAACCCGTCTTTTCGGAACTCGTATTTTAAAATATCTCTCATAACCACGAATATAATCCTGTTCGCTTACTTGTCCAACATCTTCAGGAAATTGCGTAGCAAAGTTATCAGTTGTCCTGCCTGTCTCGGGTGCATTGAAATCAATATCAGAAGTTGCATTTTCAATAGCATCTTTATACATCGGGTATAAGCGTTTTGCTTGAGCTTTAGTAAATAATCTTGAAACAATAATGTTTTCTGCGTCATCAAATAATCTATCTCTGGAATTAGGGTCTATATAAACATCAAGAGGGTCAATATCTTTCATCTTGACCTCACCTTTGCCCATGTCAGCCAAAGGGTCTTGATAGACCTGGATTAATCCCATACCTGCAACATAATAATCATCTACTGCAGTACGAACAACTGTCCTTCCATCAGAAATATCATACATATATGAAAGTAGCGCAGACATTACTTGCGCCACTCTATTATCTGAATCTTCTCTAGGAGCGACTCTAAATGAAGGCCGGTTTGCCGTAATCATAGATTTAGCAGCTTCAACTGCTGGATGTATACGATTTACAACAACAGGAGCTTGTCCCCTAGCCTTTAAAACTTCTTCTTGTTCTTTAGTCCATTGACGCCCAAGCCTAAATTCTTTATCTTCCTTAACATGTTGGGCCCACCCGTCACGTTTGGTAGAATATCGCCTATATAAGTCTTGAGTCTCGTTTACTAGCTTTTTAGGGTCTTTCCCCTGAATATTTGGTTCTGACATAGTCATAGTTTACAGCTTATAATACCATCCAATCAAGAACTTTTTTGTTTTTTGTCTGTTTTTCTGCATTTTCGTCAAATTCTGCGAACCTACAGGGCTTTGCTCCGTCCAATGCTATATATACTGCGTCCATTACATCATCATGCTGACCTTTAGGATAAGAGAGGAACTCTTTCTCTGCCTCTATGTCTTCGGGCCTGAAGAAAAACTGTCTTCTAGCAAACATAGGCACCAGCGATAAAAGGCGCTCAGATTTGCGGTTTCTTGGTTTAACTCCCTTTTCGAGTCCAGGTATGTATAAACCTTCCTCTTGCATGAGTTGTCTAACTGCCGTTCTAAGAGCCTCTTGATAACCCACTGTTTCAATTTTCATCCTCCTTGGCCTAAATTTCTTGTAGATATCTATAATAACTTGCGGCTGTCTATCAGGAGTGATTTTATCTCTATATAAGTCTATTATATATTTATTATTCTCATTATCTATTCCAATTGTTGAAATAACAAAAAAGTCAGCTCTAGCTGATAAAGATGATGCTGGGTCAACCCCAGAATATACTTCTACAGGTATCACTTTTCTTTCTTCTCCTGTTTCTCTTACCATACACCCTTGACCATTAATGATTTCATAGTCATAATGATGTCTTTTTATCCATTCTGGTTTAAATGGAGCCGTGTCAGGGTCTTGTGCTATATTCATGTACTCCTGGAAGAACCCGTTCAAATTTCCCACAGAAGAGTATTCTTCTTTAATATCTTCTATTCTTGACATAGGAAATCTTTCAGGCCACAGGAGATTACCCTCTCCATCACCCATTATAGAGTACCATAGCACTTTCCATGCGGAGGACTCCTTTACCCAGTATAAAAAGCAATCTTCCGATATAACAGTGCCAATCATCACCACTTTACCTTCATCAGATAAAGAGGGTATAACAGCTTCTGTCATCCACTTTCTATTTTTCATACGGGCTTCAGGAGTAAAAGCGTTAAGCTCAGACTCGAAGTCATCTACAATTATCAAATTAGGCCTTGTATCACCCTCAATAAATCCACGAACACGCTGTCCTGTACCAACTGCGACAATTCTTGTACCATTAGATAGCACTATGTCTGTGTTGGTCCAACGCTTCGCTGTATTAAAACTCATATCTCCAAATAATTCTCTAAACTGCTCTGAATTATTCAAATGATATTTAATCCGAGATAAGAAGTTAATTGATTGAGCTTGTGATTCTGATATAATTACAATAAACAAGTCTTCATCACTCCGCTTGAATGCAGCCTTCCATAATGGAAATATTAGTGATGTAGTTGTTGATTTAGCAGTACCGCGAGGGGCAGCAATAGCCACCCTTCGCTCATTTGGACTAGAGAGGGATTGATACACTTCTCTGTGGAACGGAGGAATCTCCTTATTTAGTGCGGTAGGAAAGCAGGTCCGTCCAAATAAAGCCATATTGCGATATAGCTTTTCGTATACTTTTTTCCTGCTGTATTCCTCTTCGTAGTCCATTATTCCTCTTTATACTTTACTTCCCCTGTATCTGTATCAAAGGTAGTTCGTGTAGCTACAAGTCTCTGCTCTTCTTCGACTATCTCATCTAAGAGCTTAGTCGAGGAGGAAGCCTCCAACCTATCGGTTGTTTTAACAAGATGCTTCTCCTTCATTCCGTGCATATCTTGTAGATTGTCTACAGCGCGCATTAAATTGGTAATATCTTTTTTATCCTTAGCTAGCTTAATAGTTTCTTCTAATAACTCTAAAGTATAGTTTTCTGTTAAGCCATGCTCAGTTAATAGACCTTGTAGTTCATCTTTAACCATATTTTTAAATATCTCCGATTTCATTGTGCGCTTCCATTTTCTGCGCTCATTATCTGTAACAGCACCAAGTGCCCACTCTATAGCCAGGTCATAATCTGGCTTAAGAGCGAACATGGTAGCTAAATTTTTCATTTTATCTTGGCCGGACTGAACCTCAATATAGCTTTTTCCAGTAAACGTAACATTGGTCTTACGACCTTTAACATTAAGCTTTTTACTAGGATATTTAGCATTAAAAAAAGTGTAACCCCAAGGAAAACGCAGGTAAGTGTTAGGTATATCATGATTGCTAGGATACTCTCTCTTAGAGATAACCATAGCGACATACCCATCATCGGAAACTGCATAGTCTCCTTTTTCAGCCTCTTTCCAGTATACATAATCTATATTCTCCTTCTTAGCCTCAGACTCTCTATAGACCTTATAAGTCGTAGGATTGTCATCACCACGATGGGTAATATTAATAGTATACATTCTCT